GACTGCAATGCGACAGAGAGCCCAGATTCCTACCTCCTCCCAAGAACTGCGCGCAAACGGTGGGAGAAGGACATCCTCCAGTCTCCACTACTAAAGCGCCATGGCTCCATTAGCAGTAAAGCCATACCCATCATCTCACAATAGGCTTGGTTAGTTTTACGACGATGAGGTGTTCGAAAAAATCCAGCACCCTTTCGCCGAGACACGTCAAACAGAAAAGTTTTTCGCGGATTTAGCGCAAAACGGGCCTCTTCAAGTCCATTAATTCCTTCGATGATCATGTCCCGCATATCAGCCGCCTGTCTACTTGACAATCCCAATGATGCAGCAACTAAACTATAAGCTTCCTCACTATAAGATAAAGCTTGACGTCCTACTTTAAGGTACAGTTTCGGATCCCCTGGGAGCTTACCGTCTACAAAAACCCTCTCTCGTACCGCTTCATAATTAAACCCATTATACATTGGAAAAGATAGACATTCGACTACACGTGACTGAAAACTCGCAGGTGGCACAATGTGACCCCACCCTTTCTCTGCAACAGCAGGTCCGTATCCAGTTCTTCGCTCGGCAAGTTTCTCCACTGTAAAAAGGCCCATTGCCAACCTCTTCATAAATTTTCTCTCAGGATTTTTTAACCTCGTTAATTCATCGAGTACCTTCTCTAGTTCTTGCACATCCTCCATTCCAACACGCCGAACTTCAAATAATGCTTGGTCGATTTTGCACCCAGGTCTCTCAGCAATAAGAACAGTCGACGGGACTAGCATACCATATTTTTGATGCAACGTATCCCTGGCATACAAACTCGATCGGCGGACCTCACTCGGCAATAAATGATTGGCAGCGTTCTTCCACATGGATAGCCGTGGTAAATCATACTTCTCACGCTCAATCCTAATATCTTTAAATACTATTTCCGCAATCCACGTTCCAAAACCCCCAACTCGACCAAACAGATCAAAATCGTACCACACCTCCATCGGCACAGGCATAACTCCAGCCACGAAACCCATTCCAACTCCATAAATGTGCAGCGCGGCATACGGCAGATCGGAGACGCCAACATCCTCAAACATGTCGTTGACATAGTCGATGTACTTCCCCAGAGGATCGTCCTCACCACGTACTAATTGCTCCCGTACCTCACACCACATTTGTTCAGCTGTGGCTCGGTCTCTTTGAGTAGCCCAGAGCAAGTAATGCGTCATCGCATTAGAAGGAATAGTGTATACAGAAGTACCTGGGCATAAAATCTCACCAGTACGTACCAAGGGAGGGAAGGGAACGCCGAGCGCGTCACTGCATGCCCACAATAATCCACATCCGATAAGGATAGTTCCAGTTTGCGCAGTAGACCACTCTTTATAAAACAACCCTAGTTTATTCCACTTGACTTCAAGAACACCGTCAGACACGAACTCTTGCTTCCAAATTGTCGAGGCCGTCTTTTTTGAGGCGTACACCTTCTTCCAATTGCGGCCAGTCCTATATAACAACTTCCCACCTTCACCAATCGAAAATGACGCTGTTCCGGAAATCCACGAGGTAAAAAGCATTAATGAAGCATATGGCAATGGACATCTCGCCCTACCAATTTTTTCATCAATCATACTTAACATAATTTTAACCCTATCCAATGGCAAGGAGCCAGCCATGTCACCCCTTTCGGAAGAAAATAACAAAAGCCTCTCAGGAAATAACTCCGGTGCGCCAAGAACACCCTTCTGTTTTAGGAATTCGGCAGAATATTCAGAAATCTCAGGCTCACACTCATACCCCAACCGCTCCATTAAAAACTTCGTCTCATCGCATAAATCTCGCGTAATTCTTAAAATGACATCTTCATCTACGATCCCGCGACAGAACGCCCCTGCTACCTGATCATCTCCAAGAACGGAACCTAATAATCGAACATGCTCCTCATAAACTTCAAGAGCTTCCCTGCGATGACCATTCTGACTACGGATCTCGCGACCATGCTGTCCATACCACCTCTGTTTTAATCTCTTTTCCAAAAGCGTATACATGATAACGCCGAGAAAAGTATGCTGGTCAGCGGTATTCAACAGACCAGATCGAAACACAGTTCTCGAAGTCATAACAAACTCTTGAAAGTAGCCGTCAGTAAATCTGGTGGGACTCGTCCAGTGAACAGCACCCAAAAGCAACACATACTGTGGGTACGTTAGCTTATACTCTTCTTCAGCCACAATAACGCCATGCTCATTCCTATACCTCGTTCTGGTTAACACATAATTTTCTTTAGACGACGACATTGACCCCAGGAAAAAGGGCGGATACCCTAACACTTCACCTCGCAAACGATGGAAGACACAACTCAATGATAAATTCGTCTGGAATGGTTTTGTCGATGAGTCCATACCTTTCACATCTAATGATGACTTATACCCTAGTTCTCCGGAAATTTCAAGCACGATATTCATATCGCGAATGTCACCAGAATTCTTCCCAGAAGTCGTAAATCTAGTCTTCTTGTAAGCAGGCCTCAAAACATTGTGAAGTACGAAAGCTGATAATTGCCCTTCGGTTCCCACCATTTGAATAACCCTAGGTCGACGACCTACTTGATGCCTTTCCCCAGCTTTCCTTACATTATCAGCTGAATCGCAAAAATCCTGCGGGTTTTGAAACGTAGATGTGATCTTTTGCACAGCATCGAGGATTCTAGTATTCTCAACTTTAGCAAGTAACTTTCCCTGATCCCCAAACTCAGCCACCAATTGCTTTCGTCGCTCTTCAATGACTTCTTTCACATTCCCGGCGCTGTTTGTTGTTTGAACGTTAAAAAAACCGTACTCCCAATCCGCATACTCTGGATCTGCATCTGAAACTAACGCCATCCCAATCTCTCGCATGTCCGCTAAATCAGGGTCTGCATAATACCAGTCCACAGCAATCCACTCACCATCCAAAAGAATCTCTTGCCGAGGAAACGAAATTGGGTCCCCAATGCCAAGCGTACCCTGAGCAGACTGTTCAAGAGAAAGAGAAGTCGCTCCCATAACATACAACAAGGCACTCGCAAACGTCTTCATAGCTACAGCTAACCAACGCGCTTTCTCATCTGACAAATTAACACCGAATATCCACGATTTAATGAAGTCTGCAACCTTTGGATTAAGTTTGTCCAAACCCTCCGTGATACGTTTGTCAAGATCATCAACCTGTACGCTGCGCCTAGGGAATTGCGATATTGATGCGAGCTGCAACCCTCGACTCTGATATCGTAATAAGTCACTCTGCCGAAAAATCGCCTCTCGCAGATGAGCGACAACTCCTCTCCTCTCAAACATCTCTGAAAATAATCCTACCCTGGCACGATCATACCATTCATAACACGCCCAACCTTCCCAAGTAGAAGATAAAGTACCATCCATCGTTAGTATCATCAGTTCGAGTGTCTGAAAGAACAACAAAGGCAATTGGGTACTGATCGCCCCACAATTGGAAGCAAATTTTATGCCATCGCGTGTCATCAGAAAGGGAAACTCTGGAAACTCAAAAAACAACATCTTAAGCCAGCGAAGCGCATTCGACCTCATAATGCAAATATGGTTAATATCATGAATTGAGCCCGTTCCTGAATCAGACACCATCATTCTTCGAACACATTCTGAGCACCTGTATGAAGCAACGGCAATTACAAACGACTCTTGAATGGTTGATCCTCTCAGTTTTACCATTCTTTGCAACATAGTAACGGCACCATGATACACCCGCTCTTCAAACGTTGCACCCTCGCTGATACTACGCTTCTTTGCAAACACATCTCCAGCACGATAATTTTCGATGTACACTGCTGCTTTTGTCTTTGCCTTAATTATGTCAATATCTTTATGAAGATAATATGAATTTACGTTGAAAGGAGGCGGAAACAGCAACTCTTTCGGAACAACCGGAGAAGGAGGCGTCGTTTCATACGGCCACAACGATACTGTATCCAGCGTATCATCATACTCTAAAGACTTAAGAAAAACCATGGACGCTGCAGAATGCGCTTGACCAGCTAATGCTAAAAGCTGATTAATCAACAAATAAGATGCAGGATTTTCTATCACAAAGGGCTCCGATCGAACTCCAATCAGCTGAACTAAGTCCCAATTGTCAATGAGGTCTCCAAATACGTCAAGACTTTCAGAGATCGATAATCTCTTACGAACATCCATGACTCCAGAAGACGAATAAAAGGTTGTTGGTTTCGCTGAGTTGGATGAAGACAGATCAGTACTTGTATTCGTATGTGTCAGTTGCTTGCATTTCAGGGATAAGGTATTGAATCTCTCTCTCCACTCTTTCGAAGGACGGCGTGCCATCTCGCAAATGTC